GAAAAGGAAGAACTTATGGGGACACTTCAAGATACAGTTGATGATTTAAACAACGAACAAGTTAGACTTGAAGGTATAAAAAACAAAACAATAAATCCAAAGATTTCGGAGAGTTAAATGGGTTCAACATTTACATCATTCTCAGGCCAAAAAGTAAAAGGATTCAATGGTAAAGAATATTCTTTACCTGTGTATTTACAATTTATTCCTGGATATTGTGCAGAGGTTGTACATTCTGCGGAATCACTTGGTTACAAGGGTAACAAAACTATAAATTCAATTTATGCTGTATCACATGTACCGAACAAAATTGGAAAAAGAAGACAGCAATCTTATAGTGAGGAGAATCGTTATTTCCCCCTTTTAAGAAATCACGGAGATGTTCCAACAAAAGGAGATCCAGTATTACTTTGTACTATCGGTAAGATTAATTATTATTTAGGACCTTTAAATACAATTAATAATTCACCAACTTGGAATGATGATTTAAATTATAAAAAAGAATTGACAATGCCAAATGAAGATTTGGGACAAAATACACCAAGAGGTGAAAGGGGTGAAAGTTTAAATTTTAATAAAGAAGTTTTATATGATAGATTAGAAAAAATTAGAAACAAAGATTTGGATTATGGAAAAATAATTAATGAAGTTACTGGTGATTATCTAATTGAGGGTAGACATGGAAATAGTATTCGTGTTGGTAGTAGAAGTAACAATCCATATATTTTTATCTCAAATGATAGAGGTAGTGCGAATTATTCTGAGACTTTAGGTGATGGTAGTTTAATAACCATAACTTCAAATGGAACATTGGCTAATCATTTTCCAAGTTATGTCAAGGGTGCTTTAGAATTTGAAGAATCATCAAACGACCGAGTATTTGGTTTTACATTAGCTTCCGATACATTACAAGAACCAAATAGATTTATGGGAACTTTAATTTCCAATGTTAATAATAATCAAAGTGTTCAACAATTAATTTATGATTATAGTGGAAATCAAACATTAATCCATTCAGATAGAATAACTTTAAATTCAAAACTTGATGATATTTTTATTTCATCAATTAAGGATATACATATTGGAACTGGTAGACATTTAACTATTTCTACGAATGAGAATTTTATAATAAATTCCCAAAGTATAATTTTAGGTAATCCTGAACAAGGTACTGAACCAATGGTTTTGGGAACTGTTTTATTAGAATTACTAAAAGAAACTTTAGGTATAATTAAAACATCACAAGGAATATGTCAAGGAGCTCCAATACCTTTAGCTGATGATACTGGGGCACCCGGTGGTGTTAATGTTAAGATAACACAAATAGAACAGAAGATAGACCAAATTTTAAGTACAAAATATTTTATTGAACCAAATACATAAAGAGGTAATTATGAAAAAGAAAAAACCAAATATAAAAACTATAATAAGAAAAATCGTTAGAGAAGAAGTTGCTATGGCCATCAAGGAAGTGATAACTGAATTGAAACAACCAATTAAATCTAAACTACAATCTAAAAAAATAGTTGAGAAAAAATCATTTACAAATAATTCAGTATTGAATGATGTATTAAATGAAACAGCTCAAGATGGTGAGTGGAAAACATTAGGTGGTAGTGAGTTTACATCGGATAGAATGAATGAATTAGTTGGTAAACAATATGGTGATATGGTGAATAAAAATACACCACCACAAATCCCATCAAGTGACCCAATGAGTCAATTCTTAAATAAAGATTATAGTGAAGTGTTAAAGAAAAGTAAAGAAAAATCTAAAAACAAAATTGGAAGATAATAATGGGATTAAAACAAGATTTAATTGATGCGAAGATTGAGGGATTAAGAGGTTCAGGTGCGGATGAAAAAGCTATAGAACAAGCACAAGAAGCTCTTGATGTTCAATGTACATTTGAGGTAGATGCGATTGTTAATTTTTTAACACAATGTGAATTTAGAATTACACAATTAAATGCTAATGTTATCTTAGAAGACTTTAAAATACCACCACAGGAAGGTAATATTGAACCGGGTGTACAAGTTATGGCGAATATACCTGTGAGTACAACTGGTGGTCCGGGATCAACAACTGCACCTGGTTTTTTGGAAAATAAAGAAGGTGGTATATTGACTAAAGATATAGATGTTGATAAGTCGGGAGGTCAAACGGGAATTTTACAATCCAGTGGATATGTGTTTATAGGTTCAGATCCAAGTTCTCAAGATTCTTTTGATGTGGAGGATGAATCTGGACAAAAAGAATTTACAACTGTAAAATTATTTAGAGATGATATTGAGGACTTATTATAATGGCTATTAAAGATACATCAAGAAAACCTTACATTCAAGATAATGATACTAATGTGAAAGTTGGTATTGATTTACCAATTAGAAGAGATGATAAATCGGGTGGATATTTTGCTTCTACTTCAACTACAATAGAAGCTGTAAAAAACAATATAAGAAATTTATTAAATACACATCAAGGTGAAAGATTTATGCAACCAAATCTTGGTTTAAATTTAAGAACATTATTGTTTGAACATATTACAAATGAAAATTTAATTGGTGTTCAAAATGCTATAATGGATAAGTTTGAATTTTGGTTACCTTTCGTTGAGGTAAGAAATATTGAGGTTTTAAGTAATGATGATGATTCAAATATAGGTATGAATGAAATTAGAGTAAAAATATTATTTAACATTAAACAAGACCCAAACACTTTAGATTCTGTAACTTTAGATTTTAATAGTGAAATATCAGAGGGAGATAGATAATGCCAACATATGGTAAAGAGAATTTTAAAGAATCAAATGTAAACTATTTAAATAAAGATTTTAGTGCATTAAAAACATCATTGATGAATTATGCTAAATCTTATTTTCCAAATACATATCGTGATTTCAATGAAACATCACCTGGTATGATGTTATTGGAAATGAATGCTTATGTTGGAGATGTGTTATCATTTTATATTGATAAACAATATCAGGAAATGTTACTACCATTAGCAGAAGAGAGAAGAAACATAATCACTATGGCTAAGATGTTTGGTTATAAAGTTAAACCAATCGTTCCTGCTTATGTTGATTTAACTTTTACTTCCAATGTAAATGCTTCAAGTGGTGATGCATCAAAAGTTGATTATAGTGATGCTAGTGTATTTGATGCTGGTATTGAATTAACTTCTGATTCCAATTCTGATATTGTTTTCACAACATTAGAACCGATTGATTTTAGAATTACAGGTTCAAGTGATACATCCACAATCAGTTCAACAGCAACTAGTGGTTTAGCTTCAACTTATACATTATCAAGAACTGTAAGAGCCATGAGTGCAACTCAAAAAACACTTACAATTAAAGTTGAAATACCTGAAAAATTTAAAAAAATTACAATACCTGATACTAATATAATTGATATTGTTTCTTGTGTAGATACTAATGGTAGTAATTGGTATGAAGTAGATTACTTGGCACAAGATAAAGTTCCAATCCCACTACATTATACTGATGATGTTAATAGAGATTCAGCTTATTCCGATAATTTAGATGGTTTACTTTCATCTGAGGCTGTTCCTTTTTCATTAACTTACATTACAACACCTAAAAGATTTACTCGTGAAACAAATTTAGACAATACAACATCTTTAATATTTGGTAATGGTGTATTAAAAGATGGCCAACTCATTGATGAGGGTTTTATTGATATGGAACAAGTTGGAATTGTAATACCTGGTCAAACAAGTGATTTGAATACTTCTATCGACCCATTATTGGGTGATGAGTATTCAACATTAGGTGAAACACCAAACAATACAACTTTGACAATTACATATCGTGTAGGTGGGGGTATAAATTCAAATGTACCAAGTGGAGATTTAACAACTTTACCAACAACAATCACACCAGCTATTGATGGTGGTGCTACACTTGATACTGTTACAAACAACAAACCAGCTCGTGGTGGAAAAGATGAAGAAGATACAATTGAAATAAAAGAAAAAGCTAAAGCATTTTTCACAACACAAAACAGATGTGTGACTAAAGAAGATTATGAAGCTAGGGTGTTGAACATACCAGCTAAGTTTGGAAATATAGCAAAAGCATATGTGACAAGAGAAGCTCCTACAATTGAAGGTACTTCTAATTTAGAACAAGTTGGACAAAAGTTGTCTTCCGCTCAATCTAAATTTAATGATTTACAAGAATTTATCAATGGTCCTCTTGAAAATCCTGGAACAACAATATCAATGATTAAAGCTTTTATTCAAATGAAAATAGACGATTATAATGTATTACCAGATCCAGATTTGTCTAATTTAGCTAGAGAATTAGAATTAGGAACAATAAACATTTATGTATTGGGATACAATAATAAAAAACAATTAGTTGGTAATCCAAATATAATAACAACTTTAACAAATGATAATTTACCATTGACACTTACATCAAATATAAAAAGTT